GCCTCTTGGCCTTTGCCTATTACATCCATAAGATTCTCACGGGCATAGTCAAAGTCATTTTGTATTGTAGGATCTTCTGGCTTATCTTGTACCATTGGAAGAAACTGTCTAGTATCATCCGGTTGGATGTTTAAAATGCTATTTAACTTTTTCATTACACATTACTTTCGAACTCATGAACAAATCCATAGTTATCTGTTGCTTCAATTAATGTCCAGTTAATAGACGCAGCACCGTTAGATGTTGGTTCACCGTTTGCGGTAAGGCCAGGATAAACATGTACTGTTTCAGTGGCCGAGGTATTTGTGGTATTAGCCGTTGTGACATTTGCTGTCGGTCTAAAGTTAACGTCAACGTATTTAATGACTCCACCATCGAGACCAGTACCTGAGCCGATTCTTTTAGATGGGCCGAACACATAACCTTTTAGCGTAAAGTCTAGCGTCCAGATAATAGCACGACGTGTTTCAAAGTTGCCTTCATATGTATCTTCTGAAGAGATACTATTCATAATAATAGGAATATCCCACGGATCATCTTCCATATCAGGAATAAGGTGGACAGATGCTGTCCACTCTGGAGTGAAGTACGGTAAAATCTGTTCTACAATCTTTGTTCCGTCATCTGCGTTCTTGACCAAGATGGATAACTGAAACGTAATATTGTACGGAACCGGTTGATATTGATATTTGTTATCCTTAACCTTACGGTTCAGTGTATTTAACTTTCGTTCTGGATCGTATTGAAACGATGTCATCTCAAATGCGATGCGAGGAACCGTCATAGCAATCTTATTGTCTAGATCCGGGTTGCCTTCAAGTCGAGCAAGATACTTTTCTTTTGGACCATATGATAACGGAACTTTAATAGTCTGTTGCGTTTTACCGGTATTATCTTGGCGATTAATGTAGATATTATTAAAGAGCGTTCCAAATAGGATGACATATTTTCTTAAAATATCGTGAGAAAATGTACTACCAAACATTATACTTCGCCTTCTGAGAATGGATCTACCTGGCTCCAATCGAGAATCTCCTCGCCTTCCAGCTGGAACTCGGTGTTGTCCTCAAACGCATCCGTTGCTTGTTGCTCAAAACTATAGTTGCCCTGGATGATCTCGTATCCATCGTTATCTGTTATGAAATAGTTATCGTTTGTAAGGATTCCCCAGATTCCCAAATCAAGACTGCGTTCTTGCTCGATATTATCGATAGCAGCGATACCAGTTCTAAGACGCTCGGAACTGTACTCGTATATTTCACAAGTAAGATCGTACATTTGAATCGCGCCCATCTGATAAAAGACTGCGTTCTTATTTACATACTTGATGACCATGATACGATCGACCATGGGAATATAAATCAGATCGCCTTCTTGTGGGCGATCAATCATAACACTGTTGCCAATTTCATTCATAAAGTTACGAACAGAGACAGTAATTGTCATCTGGTCTCTAATCTCTAGGTTGAACTTAGATAGAAACGAACCATCGCCTTCATACGAGTCGTAACTCTTAATGTATAGGTCTATCTGATAAGCACTATTATATTCAGATAGAGAATCTTCACCGTAGATATCATCTTTGGCTATAAGTGTTCTAGGACAATAAAACATGTCATGGCCATAGATCTTAATAGACTCTAGGACTAGATCTTCTATTAATAGCTGCTCTTGGCTATTACTGAAATTATTGAAATAGAAATTTGTTGACACAGATTATCCAATCATATCCAAGACGGGAAGAGAATAACCAGAGATCATCTCTGTTTCCATCTTAGTGATTTCATCAACAGCATCATTATAGATCTTTTCGCCATTGAACTGTACACCACCAGGCAGATTCATGCCGGTGAACTTGGTCAGGTTTGATCCCCACTGTCTCTTGATAAGAGCAGTTGCATAGTTTTGCAACCAGCGGTCATTCCATGCATCATTGTATACCAATGGGTCTACGATCTCGTATGCTTCTATAACAAGAAACGATCCGACTGCTAGGTTGCCCCAGTCGGTATCAATGTACAATCTATTTTTATGGCGCGTATATCTGATAGGCACCTTTCCGACCAGCATCTCAGTCAGAAGTGCTAGGTGTTCCATAACCATATAGTATGGAACAACCGAGACGTTTGTCAGGGTATAAAGATCGTTCAGAGCGATCTGATAACGGATATTAAAGAGGTCATCTGCACGAACCGAAGGATCACCGATTGAAAAAACACTAACTGCACCAATGATATTTTCTGGCAGCGTGATGTACTTATTGGTAACATCTGTTTCAGTCACAGCATGCTTGTAATAGATCTTGTCTGAACCATCAAAGTGATAATCGTAGTAGTAACGAAGAGCCTCGTCAATACGATCATCAACCTGATCATCATCGACGTTGATCTCGATTACTGGCTTGCCTAGTTTGCGTAAGCAATATTCTTTGAACTCAGATTTTGTTGTTGGCGCAGCCATAGTAACCTCTTTTCATTCTATTTATGCTCTAGTTATTTATATAGCTTATAAATACAAACATCATATAGTACACGTGAGGATATTATGAACTTAGATCTAATGATTATTGACAATTTTTATAACAACCCGGATGCAGTCAGAGCGGCTGCTCTTACATTAGAGTTCGATGTTATCGGCAGCTATCCCGGCAAAAGAACTGTTCCATTCTTGACAGAAGACGTCAAGTCATCCATCCAACATTGGATGAATCCAGTAGGCAATATTACAACCTGGCATGAATATTCTGGTTATAGCGGAGCTTTCCAGTATACAACGGCATTTGATAGGACATGGATCCATTGTGACCACACTAGCATGTGGGCTGGAGTGTGTTACCTGTCACCTGATGCTCCACACACGGCCGGGACCGGAATGTTCAGACACAAAGAAACCGGAGAATATCGAGCACCCCACAATGAACATGAGTCGTATGACTATACTAAATGGGATAAGATCGATATAGTAGGTAATAAGTACAACCGTTTAGTCATTTATCGTGGTGACCTATTCCATGCAAGCCTTGACTATTTTGGTAAAGATCTTTATGATGGACGTCTTTTCCAGACGTTTTTCTTTGACACGGAGTAAGTATGATGAAAGTTTGTAAAGTATTATGGTCGACTAACCGCCTCGAATACCTGATTCCTACCCTGAAGTCACAAAGAAGTATGTTAGATTTTACTGGATGTGAGGTAGAAGGCATCTTTATTGATGATATGCCAAAAGGCCGTCATGACGGTACCTTATTCGAATTAGTAAAAAGCTTTGGTTATACTGATATTATACTCAGACCTGAGAATTTAGGTCTTCCTCAGACATGGCGTACGACGTTCGAACTGTTAAAGCAAAAAGATTGTGACTATGTGTACCTATCAGAGGATGACGTCACATTTACCCAACCTATCAAGATGCTTGATATGATCGAGATCGCGTCAAACAATCCGATGTTTTCTCAAGTATGTTTGACAAGACAGAAGTGGTATGAATACGAGGAAGAAACACAAGCCCTAGAAGATGATATATTACTAGGAAACTACAGAGGTGAGTTATCAGAAGCTTATTTCTGGAGTTTGTCAAGTATCTTCCGGAGAGATCTCGTAGATATCAACCATACGGATATTGTCGGAGAAAAGAATCTTAGCGAATATGTGGTTGCTAAATCTCTGCAGTCACTTGGTATGAAGACATGTAAGTTAAAGTCTTTTGATGGAAGCAATATAGTCAATCATATCGGGGACTATAGTGTTGGTAAAAGGGCCGAACCGGGTGATCCTCGGTACGATGATTTTAAGATGTATGATCCTGAAACCAAATACAGTTCTAAAAATGGCCGCAAATGGGCCTAATTTTTGTATGTACAACAATCAATAATTGTGTTATAATGACTTATGTCCTAATGAATAGTCATTCAGATATCTAGTTACAGTATAAATATGGTAGAATGCAGTTCATAGGAGTAAGTATGTCAAACTTAGTAAAAATTGACGATGTTCGTATATACTTCGGAGTTACAACTCCCGAAGCACTTCAGGCTATATTTGACTGCAAGCAGATCTTGGATGATAACAACATACCGTATGCTAATCTTATATATCCAGATGTAAATGTGTACCCCGAGGTATTTGAAAACCTAAGTACATGGGCATTTGGTACAGACTTCACTCAGTATACATTCACCGACTTTCCTATCATAACATGGAAAGAATACTACGATAACTACGAAGTATGCGATCAAGTAGCAACCTCAGTTGAAATGCTCGAAGCTAGCAGCATGCTCGAATTCAAAGAACTAGTAGAGTAACTTCTTCGGTCTGTTAACAAAATCACCCAGCTTTATAAATGCTAGCTTAGCATCACCGCTGATTGTATATTCATAGTCTCTAGGGGCTATATAATAGAGTGCTTTGACATCTGCTTCTTCAAATGTGAACATTCCGAGTATGTTGTATACACCGGTATTAGGGGGCACAACAATGTCTCCTTTTAACCTCTTATACTCTGCAACAAATGGTTGGTAGCTAGAGAAGCAAAGCCATACACTATCGCCAACATAATACTCGATTGTTGGATACGTTAAATGTACATTTGTATTGACATATGTCTCACCTGTAACAACTCCCGACAGCTCGTTGTTATCAGCACGATGTTCTCTCATCTCGCCTCTATAGAGATATGTGAAGAATAAGTTCTTTTCGTAATCTCCTGTGTCGGGTATCCAGTGCTTAAAATCACCATCTCTTCTGGCGCAAATGTGAACCGTGAAACCTGTGTACTTGATTTGCAAGAGAGCTGATTTCATATCTCAAACCTCTTTGGTCTGACCTTTGCGCTCAGTACACCATCTTCTTGTATCTGTTTATAGTATGCAAGAGCTTCAATAGTATTGAGCGTCACATCAAATGTAGCTCTAAAAGCCTCCGATGCGGTTAAGTCTTGAATGGTGATTGTGTTTGTTTTCACAATATAATCTCGGAACTCAGCAGGTATGTTTTCCAATACCTCTGCTTCTAGCTCGTCAAGAAAACTATCCGGTATATTTTGATTGAACTCGGCTCTGCCAATTTGCTCAAACTGATTTACCTTTTCCTTCGTGATTGATTCGACGTTTTCCATACCAAAGAACGACAGTAGCTTATTGAACTGGGTTAGATCCAGTATCTGATCCAACGAAGTCTCGTATATCTTACAACCAGCTTGCTTTAGGATCGGTGCATAGTGTCTGATTCTACGCTCAGTGTCTAAACACCACCAATAGCATAGCTGATAGTTATGAGCTGTTTCCCAATCCTTGTATGGCAATACGCTAGGTTCATCTGGCCCACTGTACCAGCCTCTGATCAGTTCATGGCGACCTGGGATCCACTTTAAGTTAAACATACTCAATGCGACTTCACGCATAGGTCTTCTTAGCACTATGATGTTAGGAGTGATACCCTGATCGAGGAAGTGCTCAATGAAACCTTCTCCTACCATATGTCCTGTATGAACACAGTGGGTTTGTGGTTTTGAATTAAAGAACTCAATTTTGTTTTTTACAAAGGCTTTGCCTATAGAAGGATCTTGTAAGTTGGCAACTCTTACAGTATGGAAGCCAGGATCTCCTTCGTGTTCGGCATACACATCTGGAACAGTTGACATAAGAGTTGCCAACTTGTTTGTACCAGAGCGTCCTGCAGACAACATTAAGGTGATCGTCTTCATCTTGCTCTTGCTAAAAAGTGCATATGGCTGTTATTGTATACTTCGTTTCTGTCGAGTGGCAGTATCTCGGTTGTAGAGGCATTATACATCATCACTTCTACTTCAGGAATAGTTTCGAGCTTTGCCCACAACTTGCCAGTGAATTTGGTATGGGTTCTGTCTGAAACAAGTATTTTCTTCTCTTGGAGAATATGATACAGGTATATTTCGCGACCGATACCTTTGCCCATCAGCTCATCTTTGACATGAAACTCGTGGCCACGAACCATTGACTGTTTGAAGACCATCAGCCAGTTGTAGGCTACAAGGGTGTCTCCATCGAACAAGCCATAGTAGGATGAACATTTGTCGTTACATCTCTTAAATGTGTAGCCTTGAATCTCGCCAATTGTGACTGTATTCTCTCCGAACAGTCTTTTGCAATACTCGAAGTCTCTGAAATCATCAATCAGCCACATATAGACACTTTCCCATTACTCATAATCCACGCACTTGTATCCTGAGGAATACTTATAGTGACCACCTCACCCTTTACGACTTTCTTAGGGTTCAGTATCTGACTTGGGTGGCCTGCTTTTCGAATGAGTTTATCCTTATGCATGATAGCCATATCCCACTTGATGGCCGTCAGCCATCCGTCCTCAATTACTTTAAGTTGGAGTGTCTTCGGCCTCTCTTCTAGTGCATGCTCCAAAGTGTAGTCGAGGTAAGCAAGTCTAACAGGCTCAGTTAATGCTTCATGCACCGCAAACTCTTTGACAACATCGCCAATAGCTCTTGGCATCAGAGAGGACATCAGAAACTTCTTATAGTAGAAGTTGTCTGGATTACGTAGATAGTTTAAGGTGATACCACTGTCTTCTTCTACAAGAGAGATGTCATCATACAGACCCTGTGCGTTGATAGTACCAAACCCACAACCAGTCCCTGTATACTCTACATGATCAGGAGCAAGGATTGTATTCTCATGTCCGAACTTCTCAACACACTTCTTGAAGCTAGTTTGCTGGCCATCGTTGAACCAGGGCTCATGGACATAGATCATACCTAAAATAACGTCGAACGTTTCCCCGTTAAGATCTAGATCTTTGAAGTCTTGTTGGATGAACTCTACGTCAACATTGTTTTCTTTTGCAATCTCGCGAGCTATGTTTACGTTGCCATGGTCGACACCAACAACTCTAGTGGCCCCCATCTTGGCAGCCATAATAGCTAGATTACCTAGCGCGCCAGTGCCTAGGTCCAATACAGACATCCCAGGTTTGATAATACCACTCATAATCTCTCTGAGGGATATCGTTCTATCTCGAGTTTCTTTGAGTAGATAAAAGTGTTCGTAAGGACTATTGCCAATTGCTTCGTCTAGCATAAAACCTCTATTTGAATGGGGGACCAATAAACCACATGATCAGGGCTTTTCTCTCTCCTGATATGAGTGGGGTCACTTGGTGGGGCACGTAGCCTGGGATACTATAAAAAGTTCCTTTACCTTTTGGAACCTTGCGAAGACCTTGGTCAGTCATCACTTCGATATCACAACCCTCGTATTCTGATGGATCCGATAGCTGTAGGACCACAACCATTTTACGAATCAGGTTAGACGCAACGCTCTTCGAATGTTCCTTTTTGTCCGTATGCCACCCTATATGGCGCCCAGGTGCATCGTACTTCGAATAGAGAACACCTTGTGGTAGCGCTGACGTTATATCGAAGCCAAAGTAACTATCGTTTATCTGCTTTGCATATTCACCGAATCTATTGAATATGAATTGTCTTTCTAAATCTTTTTTAATAAAGCAACAGAAACCATCATATGAAAGATTAGACACTTCCGTGTCTGTCAGATCTGGTGCACCATCTATAGCAATTCTTTCTTCGCACAGCCCCGTAAGTTTTAACATCTCATCAGCTGTAAACATATTATCGCCTGTAACTATATCATCAACTAGTTGCATACATTGTTCATTAATATAGTTGCAACATCAGGGTCTCTACAAACAACCATTCTGTTTTTGAGAAGAGCTCTTACGCCACTTGTGTTATAGTTGAAGCATGTGAATATAACAGGCTTACCACCTTCATAAACAGCTTTTGCTAGTTCTATCGCATACAGATAGTCCTGATCAGTATCTCTTTCCACATGAATATGCATTATGATGTTATCAATCTCTTCTGATCGTTGAAGTATTTTCATAACTTCTACAGCATCTTTTGTGAACCCCGCCGAGCTTCCTACCATGTCGATTGGATTAGCAGCTGTGGATTCTTTTGATAACACACTCTCTATTTCTGATACAAGCTGTTCAGATGGCTCATCAATCAGCAAGCTATTAAATTCAGCTGATGTTGATAGCATGACTCCATATCCGCCCGTATCGGTTACCAGCATTGTTCTTTTTCCAGCTGATCTAGGTTGATCAGAATTCATATACTGAATTACAGCCGTAAAGTCCATCATGTTTCTTGCAACATTCAATGCAATGGAAAGATTGGAACCTGTATGACGCTTTGCTGCTCTAATAGCGGCAGGTGTTGCCCATGGAACATATAAGACTAGAGGCTTGGATAGTGTTTGGATATACTCGAAAGGGATCTTGTCTACGTCTTCGTAATACATGGCAATGATTTCAGTATGGATATCATTATCAAAACTTTGAATAATATCTTTGAGGTCTACACCGTTCTGATTGCCTACAGTGATAACACGAGAGAACCCCATGCCAGTAGGTTTTAGTCTTTCTGCAAGGTCGACAACTAGACCACCGCTCTGAGAAATCACTCCTACATTACCAGGTACGAACTCTCCTAATGGAAGACAATCTATTGGTGTGTTAGCATCCCATATACCTGCACAGTTGGGGCCAATGAACACTGTGCCGTTTGACTTGGCTTTATCAACTATACGCTGCTCGAGTTCGCCATTGCCTTTTTCACTAAAACCTGCAGTTATGCAGATAATAGCTTTAGTGTTTATTTCTAATAGTTGATCGACAACAGGTTCTACCTCATCGACTGCTACACATATAACAGCCAAGTCTAAAGCTTTGGGCAAGTCTTTTATGGATTTGTTCTTGTCTACAAGATACACAGATCTCTTGTCTTTGTGTTTCAAAAGACCGTCAGCTATCCAATTACCCCATTTGTCGGGGTTGTTGGATGCTCCTATAACTGCAACAGTTGAAGGGTTAAAAATAAAGTCAATCATAATATATCACCAAAAAATTATGTATATGCGAAGTATATCTTCCCATCACCACCAGCGGCACCAGCATTGCCTCCGTACCCACCGTTGCCACCAGCGGATCCAGTATTATAGCTACCACCAAGTCCAGCTCCACCAGCGGCTGCCCCAGCGGTGGTTCCAGTTGCTCCAGCATTCCCTGTTGTATTAACAACCGTTCCACCAGACGCCGATCCACCACCACCACCAGTGCCAGCAGTGCCAGACGCACCCCCGCCACCACCACCGGCGGACATAGATGTAAGCGCTATCGACCCACTTGTTACTGTAGATGCGCCACCCGCGACACCAGAAGTGTTATAAGCGCCTCCTGATCCTGCGCCACCCACAGTGTATGTAAATGTACGACCATTGGCTTTAACTGCTATGGAGGTGCGAGCAAGGCCCCCAGAGCCTCCGCCACCACCACTATATAGTGTACCGCCTTTACCGAAAACAAGACCACCACCACCGCCACCCGAAGCACCAATAGCTTCAATCACAACTAACTGGGCTCCAGCCGGAATAGTATCAGTGGCCCCAGAAGTTGCAGATGTGTAGTTTCTATTGGTTGCAACGAACTTAGTAGCACCGTAGAAGTTACTAAAGCTGATTGTACCAGATGTAGGGATTACTACATCAGATGAGTTATATGTACCTGACGGCACATTAGAACCTCCGGAATAATATTCATTTAGTCCGATAGGGTTGCTACCGCCAAATTCAGTTTGAATTTGAGCTAATGTAATTGCCCCGGAGGTCTGCAGAGTCATTTATTAGCCTTGCGGTTGACCCAGCTGTGCTTGAGCCTGTTGGAAGAGTTTCTTCAAGATAGGATCGACCACGCGGTGTGGAAGTTCTTGTAGTCCGCCCATGATAACGTTAAGTTCATTCACATTAACAGTGAGTGTCACGTCAGGTGCTTGTTGAGCCTGAGCCTGTTGGTTTTCAGCAAGCATCGGGTCTAGTTCTGGATTAGTAGCCATGATATATTCTCCTTGAATTATGTGTTGGCACTTGGGGTTGTATTAGAAGAAACAGTGTTAGACGAAACCGTATTAGACACTGGTGTTGGGGTTGGTACTGTATTAGCACCCGGTTCTGCCCATGGTAGAGCATCAGATTGTACTTCAACCATCGGACGTATGGTGGCATCAATCTGTTTCTGGATCTGCTCATCAATGTGAGCTTTGTATCCAGGATTATTATTTACAACATCTTGAATCCAGCCGAGAACTTGTGCTTCAGTCAGATTTTCGTATGTAGTAAAGTCATCAGGATCAACCTGATCTGGTTCGAACGGCGTTGCACCATTGAATGAACCAGAGTTATCATTTTCATCGGTACCAGTGCATTCCCAGTACGTTTGAACGATAATATCGTTAAGTTCTGCAGAAGGATCGTCCTGCTTCTTCAGACTCTTGATTTTCCATGTATATGTAAATGCCATTTATTTATCCTCTTTGAGTGAGTTGATTTGTTGTTCTAATGTATTTATACGCGTTTGTTGTTCCTTGATTGCTTCAATTAGAACACCAACTATATTTCCGTATGCAACTGAGAGAGTGTCGTCATCTCCAACGCCTTGTTGTACTACTTCAGGAAGCACTTCAAGCATCTCTTGAGCAATAACACCTACGCCTGCTTGATCAGTATCAATACGTCTAAATCGTACACCTCGCATGCGACTTACCATATCTAATGCATTTTCAATAGTTGTAATATCTTTTTTCTTACGAATATCCGAGTAAGCCGTGACGTTACCCAGCGCCGTAAAGTTGCCCGACATATCTAGTTGAATTACGTTAGCTGGAGCAGACCAACCACCGATTCTGAATACGTTATCTGAATCGAGTCCCATATTAACAGCATATACACCAGCTCTGTGGAAGGACATAGTTGCGCCACCAGATGATGAATATGCTTGTAGCTGTTGCCCAGTATCTGTTGTATTTTTGTTAGACTGGAAATATTGAACACCAGTCCATGTGGCGCTGAGAGATGTAAACGAATTCAATACATGCTGAACCGAAGACTTTCTATAATAACCATCAAGACTACTATTAACAGTAATGAACTGTCCGATAGTCGGGTTTTCACTATCGCCAGTATTGCTATTGATATAGTTAAGGAAAGTATAACCATTACCATCACGTGTTACAATTGTATTGGCACCGGTAGCATTAGTTGGATGCAAACCATCAACCGTATCAGCATCAAGACCAGAACCGGCGCCATCGTTTAGCGAAGTCCAAACTTTTTGCCAAGCTGTTGCAACATAATCTCTCTTTTGTCTAAACCAGAGATTTAGATCCCCACCGGTCGGTGAGTACATCTGGAATACCCACTGTCCATTGTTAAGATGGTCCCAATCCCATCTGTGTCCGTAATTGGCAACAGGAAGATTTGCTGCAGAATCAATAACATGCCAATATCCTTCGACAGTTGTATTCATATCAGTATTTGGATATGTACCATCACAACGGAAATAATTTGTACCTTGAACACCATCAAGTAAATCAGCATCTAGACCAGATCCGGCGCCGTCATTTCCATCATTCCAATGTTTTTTCCATCCCTGCGCAACACCGCCAGCAATTGTTTGAGTATATATATCACCTAAACCTGCGCCAGTCATACGAATAGCTAGTGTATTGCTATAATAGGACAACGGAGATCCGTGGCCCATTCTTATGGTATTGTGCCAATCGCCTGATGGCGCTTCAGTTGTGCCAAGACCTGGAGCCTGCCAATATTGTAACGAATCAGACGGAGTATCTCTAGTCGAGTTTAAATGATTTCCATTTTGAGCTGTCCCTGTAATATTGATACCCCAGCTGCCAGACGCAGCGCCGCGAATAGCAACTGCAACAGCACCAGGTGTTGTACGAACCAGCTGATTGGTTGTTGGGTACATTGATGTCAATACTGTAGGAGTCTCAGCTGAAAGACCTGAACTTAGAACAATTTCACGAGCCGCAATATCACCAGCCGCATCACGATACACAATAGTGCTTGCAGTTGGTGCAGTTGTTGGATTGTTGAATCCACTAATAGAGTCAGATACCCGAGCGCTATCCACTCGAACTCCGTAGGTGTTGTTGCCGTTCCACCCCATAAGAGTTGGGTATGTGCCAGCCCAAGCTATTTCTGCATTTGTGTTGTTTACCGCAGAGCCGCCGGGTGAAGTACTATTAGAGGCATCAAATATGGTGTGGTTGTTACCATAGTTCTTCCATGCAAGCTGGCCAACCACAGCAGTGATTGTGCCATTGGTATTCCAGTTTGTACGGTTAGTAGAAAGATTGGTGGCAGTAGCTGCGTTGCCGGTTATGCTACCAGTAATAGTATTTGTAACAGTTAACCCACTAAGTACTGATGTGCCAGCAAAGTCACCATAGAATTCTGTATTGGCACTATCGTAAAATATAGGAGCGCGAAGTGAACCGGAAGCTTGTGCATATCCAGCTGAATATACGTAAAGAGTAGCTGTATTATAAGCAGATCCGATAAAATGATAACTAAACCCGTCACCGCTGCCAAGCGCACCAAACCCACCATGGTTTGTTCCGCCAGATCCTAGAAAAGATAATTGAGTAGCCCACCCACCGGCATCTCCTTTAATTGTTATCGAGCCATTATTACCGTTAACTGTTACAGCGCGAGCACTGCCAAACGTACCAGTATCAGCAGTTGTTAAAGCATTTAAGTTAGAAGTACTAGCTGCATCAACATAAAATGCAGTATTTGCACTATCATAGAAGATAGGCGCTTGCATACTCGTAGTTGCTATTAAAGAACCGCCACCGGTCAGTCTAAGTTGGTTAACATTATTAAATCTAAACTGTAATTCTTCACCAGAGTCATCACCCCAGCCAATCACAGAATGATAATTTGATCCGCCATCATATGTTACTAGACCAAAGAAAGCACCATCAGAATTCTTTCTGATATTAAGGCCATAACCACCGGTAATGTAAGTTGGGAACGCATTATCTACTTCAGAGTTTGAAGTTTCACCAATAAAGAATTCGGTATCCCAGCCTGCACCACTTCCGCTATCAAGTCTTTTTGATCTAATATCACCATTGATGTTTAGTGAAATAGTAGGAGTAACAGGATTGCTTTGTGGATCTAAATAATATGTTGTATCGTTGCTATCATAGAAGATTGGTGCACGGAATGATCCGGATACAGAAGCCACACCGTCACTATTTGAAAGAACAGCATCTCTATAAGACGAATATGCAGTGCCACTTGCATGTGTCTGTTGGTAGATTCGCATTCCAATTGCGCTTTTATTGAACAATACTAGATTGTCATTACCACCCGACCCATCAATATAACTGCGTAAGTGGAAGTAATCAGCATATGGAGCATCACCATTATTATTGAATGCAGTAAAACCAAAGTTTGCTCTGCCGGCGCCGAGAGCAGTCGGTTCAATAATTCTATCATCTATTGATGGCAAAAAGGTAGCAACAGAACCAGTATATCCAATATCACCTTTAGATCCTGTATAACCAATAACGGTTGATGCTGAACCGGTGTAACCAATCGGTCCTTGTGATCCAGTATATCCTATATCACCTTTGGATCCTGTATATCCAATATCACCTTTGGATCCAGTAAAACCAATATCGCCTTTAGATCCTGTATATCCGATATCACCTTTGGATCCAGTATATCCTATGACAGTTGATGCTGAACCAGTAAATCCGATATCACCTTTAGATCCTGTATATCCGATATCACCTTTGGATCCAGTATATCCTATGACAGTTGATGCTGAACCAGTAAATCCGGTATCGCCTTGTGATCCGGTATAACCAATATCACCCTGTGATCCGGTATATCCTATAACAGTTGATGCTGACCCTGTATAACCAATATCACCTTTAGATCCTGTATAACCAATATCACCTTTAGATCCTGTATAACCAATAACAGTCGATGCAGATCCAGTATATCCTATGTCGCCTTGTGAACCGGTATAACCAAGCGAACCTGTAAAACCAATAATGCCTTGTGAGCCGGTATATCCTTGGCTGCCTGTATACCCGATTACTCCTTGACTGCCAGTAAATCCAATGATACCCTGGCTACCAACAAATCCCGTAGATCCGGTATAGCCAATATCTCCGCGGTTTCCGGTAACAGTAAACGAAGCAATGATATTTGTGTTTGTAGTAGGTGCAATAATATCGCCAGTTAGATAAGAAACTGGGATATCAAAGTGGTCTCCATCATCTGTATGTGTACCAATAATATTGTAAATAATAAAGTGAGCAGAGTTTGCTTCTTCACTTATCTTAATAATACCTTTAATATCAGAAGTAGAATCGTCAACAGTCTGAATAAATGCCGAGATATTATCTAAGTTTCTATCAAGAATAGATATTGATAGCGTGTTTGCAAGCGCTATATTTGAATTATTAACTTCAATAAAGCCGTCATCAAGAGTGTGCGTATCAGTATCATTTGACCACTTATAATAGAATGATGCTCCGCCAAATTCACCAGGTTCACCTTTAGATCCTGTAAAACCGGCACCTGATCCCCAGTAGACTCCTGTTCCGTTTGATAACAATGCCTGCCCGGTCGATCCGATAAAGCCATTGGCTACCAGACCTTTGACTGCCATATTATTAAACAGATGAATTGTATCTTTAGACATTCGATAGGACTACCAATTCAGTATTCGAGAGGACGCTTGACATATATGCAAATTCAGAAGGAATAGATGCAAATACGGCGTTAGAAATATTCTTATTAAAAGTACTTGTAGATGTAATCACCACATTGCCATTTCGACTTGCAACAATTCCATTTGCATTATAGCTCAATACAATCTTGTTTGTTACTTGTTGTGCACCGCAGTTAATGGTATTTATGAAGATGTTATTCGAGCCATCAACAAAGACCCGGTTGTTAGCTATGCTTGAATTTAGACTGAGTAATGTATTCCCGGCTGCAACTGCATTCCATTTAATATAGATCGAACCTTCATCTTGGTTGTAAGTATGGAACGGCACATACTCTTTTACTTCAAAGTTTTCAATATAAAGTCGGTTGTTGATATCACCGAATCCGGCAGAAACGTGAACCGTGTTTGTAGTCGGAGCAAAGATTATAGAGAATGCAGTATCTGTTGACGTAGCGATATATCCTCCATAGTCATTATCACCAAAGTTTGTACCGACCTCGATACGTGAAGGTCCGGTATCTCTATCTTCAAGTTGAGTAGAGTAGTTTTGCTCTGCTGTATAATATGCATTACCAGTTAGAATGTATCTTCTTCCTGGAGACACAGAGATCTCTTCAGATTGGCAGTTGTCTCTCTGACCAGACGAAATGATTATATTGCCTGTAAGGATACTACCGTTTATAGAAGTCCATGTCGTTAAAAGATTATTCTTTGATTTGATAGGACCCATTACGCCTGCAGTAACATAAGCATTTGCATGCGCAAACTGATTGTTGTTTGCTTGACGAATCGTGATATTGTTTGCACCACTAAAATAAATGCCAAGACCTTCTTCGGTCTGAATGTTTCTGCCTGAGAGAGTATTTTCAGAATAGAGATTTGATGCAATCACTTGACGATCAATTGTAAATGATGATGGTATCACAGTTGGAGTAACGTTTACGATACCAACGTTATTTGCAATTGATACTACCAGTTCAAGCGGTGTAACTCCGTTTGCTGCAAGAGCAATCTGTTGTTCAGAAACGGTGATACCATTATGATTCACGTCCAGCGTGGTGTACCATGAGGTATTACCAGCTGTGACGTGAACCTTATAGTTAATGATCTTCTCGGTCGGAAGATCGAACGTATCGATCGTCTGAGAAGATGTGTTAGTTGTGACTATCATCTGGCTTTCAACATTTCAATTTCAGCTTTAAGTTCCTTAATAGCCTCGATTAAGAGAGGAACAATCTTCTCCTTATCAACTGTCAAGTATTCATTATCAACACCAGAAATGTCAGTTGCCATCTTATTGAACGGGGCTATTCTTACAGCGTCAGAAATAACTGCTTGAATTTCCTGAGCAATAACACCTGTTTCGTGCATTGATTGTGGCTGGAATCCGAGCTCTTCAATATTATCTACCCAGTCGAACTCTACACCACGTATCTTCATGACCTTATCAAGAGCATTGCTGATAGGAGTGATATTTGTTTTTAGTCGTCTATCAGATGCGTATGCTGTGATGTTACCCGTTGCAGTAATTTCGCCGTTGCCTCCACTTAGGAAGATTCTAGCATTACCATTATCTGCAACATACAATCCCCAACCAGAAGCTCCTGAAGGGAAGAATGAACCACTGGCAGTAAATCCAATACCATACATATTACCAAGAGTAGTGGTTGAAGGCTCGTAACTTGATCCAATCGTATATATTGGACTTGATTGTCCCTCACTGGCTCCAATGTTATTGTATCCGCCACGAAGATGTCCAGTGTTATGTGCCGCTCTTCCATAATAATTTGCGCGGACAACATTCATTCTACTTAAATCGTTTGGATCAGTATAATAACCGGTATCATTACGATCATAGAAAATTGGAGTGCGCATATCACCAATAGCTTGCGTACTTAGGTCAAGCTGTGCATACATAGAACCATTTACAATACACATTAGGCCATGAGAACCTAGTGATGCTGCAGGACCGCCTGCAGATGGATATGACCACCATAGACCATAAGCACCAGACAAGCTAGTACCGTCTGCGTTACCCTTATAAGCATCACCCATTGCATATACACACTGGAAGCGTGTCGATGCATATAGACCTACAACACCATGGCCATAGTTACCATTGAAATAATGCCAACCGTTTTGTTGTGATGTAACCCAAGAGGATGTGCCAGTCGGATCCATGTAGTAACCGGTGTTGTCAGTATCATACATGATTGGAGCATGAAAACCTACCAGGGACTTTACAATATTAGATCCATCCGATACCGAAAACTTTAGTCCTCCATCGTTTATGTCATAAAACCTGTGGCCTCCATAGGATATGTGGGCTCTATACCAAATACCGGTATAGAAGTGAATGTGTAGTGGTTGAGTCCAAGTGCCAGCTGGCTTACCGATGTAGTAGTCGCGGTTGCCTTCCACATGTAACTCAATACCGTGGAAGTTCGCGCCAGCAACTGAAGCGTCCCCGAGTATACCGCCGATATTAATTACGTTACCCGTGCGGATGTTGGCTATCTGAGATGTGCCAGCGGGGTCCACGTAGAAGCCAGTATTATTACTATCGTAGAAGATAGGAGCACGCCAAGACGCTTCGTTCACACCGTATTGATTACAGTTAAAGAATCCGCTGTTAAACAGCTTTATTTCTCCGGTGCTTTCGGCATTATACAGAGACATATAATCACTATAGCGTCCGACAAAATCTAAAGCATCGCCACGAAAGCGTATACCAGACTCAGTAGCACCTGACGAAATAGTAACGTTGCTTAACGTCGATCTAGTTGCAGCGTTAATAAAGAATGCAGTGTTATCGCTATCATAGAAGATAGGAGCACGGAAATCGCCCGTAGACGCGACACTAGTTGTTCCAGCAGTACGGGCAAAAGTAACCTGACTGCTAGCCGCAGTTACATTGAAATAAGCTGCGCCATCATACCAAGCATGACGGAAGTTGCTTGTTGCTCCGGCGCTGCTGACACCATACCAATGAGCGCGAGATAAAGATGTGTCTTCAGTGCGAGTGTCTACTCGTTGATAGGCGCCGTTTGTCGACCTCCAAAATTGAGCATTACTATCTCGAATATCGAAAGTGCCATTAATTACAACTCCAACCAGATTTGATGTACTGTTAGGATCGACGTAGTACCCAGTATTGTCACTGTCGTAGAAGATAGGTGAGCGAGAAGATATAAGATTAAAGACGTTACCAGAAGCGTCCATTCTCCAACCAGTGATTCCGTTATAACCACCTATACCATTATGGGGATTCCAATCTGAAGCATTAGAATTTCCAATATCAAGTTGTGTACCAGTGCCATTCATACCAATCACAAACTGTCGGCCAGTACCATTGGCAGTAAACTGAACAGTTGGGCCGTGTAGAGAATTCGATGTAACTGTATGGTTTAAAGAAAGAACCGGATAAGGACCATGAGCTTGTATAACAGATCTGAGGTTTGTATCTACTAAAGAAAACTGTACAGCTGTAGCACCAACAACCAACTCATTGCCGTTATTCCCCGCGGCGCCACCAGTGATGGTTAAGAATTTCGACTGTCTAGTACCACCGGTACCATCAAAGTAATACGTAGTATCATCACTATCGTAAAACAGCGGTGCGCGCACAGAGCCAGTAGCTATTGCATAAGTGGCACGCATTTCAAAAGTTGAACCATTGGTTGAACCGGTAGGGTAAAAGAATACACCTGTATTAGTTGAACCAGCAATAGTCGGCACACCAGCGCCGTATACGGCGCCCCATGACAAGTTATCACCATTGTCAAGAGCCAAGCGCACAAACCTCGATGTGCTATTCGGGTCGGCGTAGTATGCCCCATTTTGGCTATCATAGAATATTTGCGAGTACATCTGGTTAGATGTTATAGCTGATTCGACTAATAAGTTATTCACGCCGCTAGATGAAGCAGCTATGCCACTACCGATAGTCATACCACCATGTACGTGCAACTTTTTATTGGCAACACTAGAACCGCCGCCGCCGATAGCAAACGTCGACCCGGATCCATTGTACCATATATTATCGTTACCTGCAACATCAGCCCAATTAATACCAGCCCACGAAGTTCCATTTCCATTTAAGTATAATTGAACATCGTTTGATGCTTTCGCTGTGATAATACCAAGGTACGATGAACTTGCAGGATCTAGGTAATATGCAGTGTCGTTGCTATCGTAAAAGAGAGGAGCTCTGAAAGAGCCAGACTCGAACGAATGATCGGAATGTTTTTCAAAAGCGCCGCCTGTTGCACCACCACCGTAAAGTCTTGTTAAACCACTATTACTATTGCCATAGCCAATATACATACCATCATTATACGTAGCTCCAACACTATTACGAATCACTCGCATTGACACATAATTGTCATTTGTAGCCATATCGATGCCGGTGCTACCAGCCGAATGAATACCGGTAATTCCTACTGTTTGTACAGAATTAAATCTACTTGTGCTATTTGGATCAATGTAGTAGCCAGTATCATTGCTATCGTAAAAAAGAGGAGCTCTTACATCACCAGGAAAAGTAGTATTTTTAAGTTCATCAATACTAAAAATTGTGCGCTTCGATGCAGGATAGCCACCCCAAATCTGCATATTGTATAGAGCAATAGGAAGTGAAGCGTATTCACCAGTTGTTGTCCATGTTGGCTGGAAGTCAATATAAACAGTCTTATAGTGGCTTGTGCTTCCAGCAGCATCAATAAATGGTAGTGTATTAAATGGCAAGTACATGTGCCCAGGCCACGACCCGATTTGAGTGCTGCTATTAGTGACTTGAATAAATGTATTGTCGGCTCTTATTGCACTTATTTTAACAGTTGTTGAGTGAACATGACCTGCCCAGTACATGTAAAGAGCATCAAGGAATACATAATTTCCATCGTTTATGACTTCAATTCTAAAATATGGAGTGTTGTTAGGAATATTAATGTTAGACGCAGCGTTCCCACCTACAAACTTTCTTTTCTCTGTAGCAGAGAAACTTGTGTATTCAGTCCATGTGCTTCCGTTTGTTGAAGTATAGAACTTGATATTGGCAATTGGATAGAATGCTGTTTTGTTGTCAAACTGCTCTTGGAACAAAGCCATTTCTGTAACAGTTGGTGTTCCAAGATTGTTTGTTGGCACACCTGTATTGCGCTGGAAGTATCTTCCAGCATATATGTTGTCGAATGTTTTTGTACCGGTTATTGTTTGGTCGCCGCTTGTTAAGCCAGAAGAACCGGTGAAACCAATAGGACCTTGTGGTCCTTGAGCACCGGTCGCGCCTTGTGTTCCTTGAGGTCCTTGAGCACCTTGAATGCCTTGTGCACCTTGAGCACCAGCAATACCTTGTGCACCTTGAGCTCCAGCAATACCTTGCGGTCCCTGAGCTCCAGCAATACCTTGTGCACCTTGCGCGCCGGTAATACCTTGAGCACCTTGCGCTCCAGTTACACCTTGCGGTCCAGCAATACCTTGTGCACCTTGCGCGCCAGTAATTCCTTGTGCACCTTGCGGTCCAGCAATACCTTGAGCACCTTGCACACCGGTCGCACCAGCAGATCCGGCAAATCCAGTTGCACCTTGTGGCCCAGCAATACCTTGTGCACCTTGTACGCCAGTTACACCTTGCGGTCCAGTAATACCTTGAGAACCTTGTGGTCCTTGAGCACCGGTCGCGCCTTGTGCACCCTGAGCACCAAGGGATCCAGTAAATCCAATAGGGCCTTGTGGTCCTTGAGCACCAGTTACACCTTGCGGCCCAGTTGATCCCTGAGATCCTTGTGCTCCCTGCGCACCGGTAATACCTTGAGGTCCGATTACACC